CATTCAAGACTTTGGTAACAGCATTACCTGCTTTATCAAGAATACCATTTCTTAAAGTTACATACACTTCATATTTCATGTGTTTCTACACATCCACATATAATCTTTTTTACAAGATTTATATTGTCTCAGATACCATCTGTCACGAAAATGCTTATATTCTTCTCTCCAATGTGAGCAATATCGTCTTGCTCTACGATGACAAATTTGTCTACGACGATATCTTTGCCAATGCTTATCGTTTTTATCAATCCTAAAATCAAATCCTTTAGGTCCAATATTCAATTCAAAACTTGGTCCTGCTCTTACAGCAGAAACACCGAATGCAATAGTAATAGCAGCAACTGCTGCAATTGTCAACAAAACTTTTCCTGTAGTGTTCATTTTATTATATCCTCTAATAAACTTATATTTTTCAATGCATTTTTAAAATTACTTTTTTCATTCCTAGAATTCCAAGGAGATGCCCAACCAACTTTTATATTTTTATTTATGACCCAAGAAGGAAGATCATCTTTAAATAATTCTCTTAATAGATATTTGTATGTCCCCGATCTAAAATTATTTCTTTTCTTTTGAAGTTTATATTTTCCAGATATATTAAGACAGTTTTTTACTAATTCTTGGTATAAAAATGGACTTCTAGATTCCATAGAAAAATTAGAAGCTAAGCTATCAGAAGATAAACAAAAGGAATCTATTGATAACATAATCCTAATAAAAAAATTATTGTTCATTTCGTCCTTTCCAAGAACGTGTTTAGGAAACCATTCATAAAACTCATCATGTAAAATTTCATATTTAAATTTTGGAAAGTTTGGATTTTTGTAAAGATCATGACCACTATATCCAGTAAAAATTTCATCACCACCATCTCCATTTATTATTACCTTACATCCAAGATCGTGTGCTTTTTTATATGTTAAGTATCTAACCACATACCTATTGTCATCAAAAAATGGTAACAAACTACATTTGATAGAATCTTTTACTGAATCTCTTAACTCAGAAATTGATATTGTTTTATCATAGAAAGGAATATTATAAAACTTAGATGTTTTTTTTGCATAATTAACTTCTTCCGTATAGTTAAGCATACTATCATAATCTTCATCTTTTTTTAAATCATATAACGATTTATATCCACATGAAAGTGAAAATAAATCCATATCTAAATTCTTAGAACAATTTAATATTGTAGTAGAATCCAATCCTCCAGATAAAAGAACACATGTGCTATTATTATTATATACCGTATTAACAATAGATTTCTCTATCAATTTCTTTATTTTTTTATCATTTGGTTTTTGGTTTTCCATTTGAAAATCAAATAAAGAACCACGACTTATTATTTTATTTTTTTCAACAGAAAATTTTATATATTCTCCTGGAACTAATTTTTTTATATTTTTATAAAATGTATCACGCCCTTGCCAAAACCTATCATTAAAAAGAAATCTTTTAATGGATTCTCTATCTTTCTCTAAGTCTATACCGACACTTTTAAGAGAATATATACTACTACTAAAAACCAATCCATTATCTAAATTATAAAATAAAGGCCTTTGACCATAATGATCTCTAGCAATAGTGATAGTTTTAGTTTTTTTCTCATACCAACATAATGAAAACGCACCATTAATATTTCTTAAATATTCTATACCATAATAATCTAACATTTCTGATAAATATTTTGTATCTAAGTAACATTCTTTATATATTTGGCCATTAAATACTAAAACATTTCCTTTAGGAGAAATATATGGTTGAGTTGTTTCTTCTATAGGAAGATTTGATATATTTAAAAGATTGTGTCCTAGTGATACAAAATCATCAATATAAATGTCATTAGCGTCTGGTCCTCTATTTTCAGACACTAGTATCATGTTCTTTATGTGTTTGTAATTTTTAAATGAGAACCCATGTATTCCACACATATTCTATCCACAAACTGGATTGTTGTAACAAATGGCAAATATTAGAAATAATATACCATTTAAGATTAACACTGTCAAGGTAAAAATACCAAAAAACATTAAAATATTTTTAATTAAAGCCATTTTGGAATACCATTTTCATCTATTTCATAGACTCCTTGTGGGTCATCTTTATATTCTTGTGGTTCTACATCCGATGGCAAATCATCATATACATTTGATTTCTTTTTATAATAATCTTTTGTATGTTGTTCAAATGTGTTCCACAAATCATTATATTTAAAATGATAAAATCCAATGATATGTGAGATTTCAGTATCAATTTTATACCTATCTTTTTGTTCTATTTTTGATACAAAAGTTTCCAAATCATCTAGGATGTTAGCAAACTGAAGAATCTTTTGTTCCAAATCAAAAATTGTATCAGACATTGTTTCCTCTATTGAAAAATTTATAACCACAATATAATACTGCTAAGATATGTGAAACTAATAATGGAGTATATACTAGACCGTCTACCATCCAAGAAATGAATAAAAACATATTACCAATAAGAATAATTGGAATGATGTTTTCGATGAAATATGATTCAAATTTAGTCATTCAACACACTTTCCAGAAATTTTATTTCTTTTTTATAATCTTGAATCTTTTTTTTAGTATTATTAATCTTAAGTTTCATTTCATTAATATTATCTTGAAGAAGTTGTCTAATATACATCTCACTAGACTTCATCTTTTCCTCGCAAACGGTCAAATAACTCAGTATATCCACCAATGAATTCTTCATTGATAAAAACTACAGGAAAAGTTTTTTGTGTGGGATATTTTTCTTTGATTTCTTCACGAGTAAAATCTCTATCCAAATGTTTTTCTGTATATTTTATATTATTCATTTTTAGTAGTGCTTTTGCATTATTACAAAAAACACATTCAGATTTTGTATATAAAACTACATTTTTCATAACAAGTCATATCCTCCATTGTCTAAATTGCTAATATTTTTGTATACCATTTTTTACAATCTTTTCAAGATTAGGTTCAAAATAATCTGGACCTTTTAGAATCTTTCCGTCGTTACGATAGATTGGATGTCCATTCCTATCAAGCTTAGACATATTGCTACTATGAACTTCTTCAAAGCATTTATCTAAGTCAATACCAAATGCAGCACCTGCACCATATGTAACATAAAGAATATCAGTAAGAGCATCAGCAACTCCAACCATATCTTCTTTTCCCATTGCTTCTTTCAACTCTTCTAACTCTTCTTCAATAAGAGAAATCCTAAGTTTCTGGACTTTTTCATCTGGAAATTCTGGATTATACTTCACTTCTTGACCAAAGTTATTCATAAAATCCATAACACGAATAAAATTACTTACCATCTAAAATTTTCCTTGCTATATTTAATAAACTACCATAGGAACCATTATCTTTAGTTATAGATTCAGTCCTATCAATCATACTATAATACTGATTGATAGAAATCACCTTATTTGTATGTTTTTCAAACAACACAAATAACTCATCACCTTTACCAGAACTATTAACTACAATTTTGATATGTTCCATTTAAATCTCCTATTGTAGTCAGATTATATCAAGGTAAGTTCTATTTGTCAATCATTAAATTAGACTTTCTTGCTCTCACCATTATCCATTGGTTATATGAGTTTTTATCAAGCAGAACATCACGAGAAAATTGTTCTTTTGCTTCATAATAACTCATCTCAGTTTTGTTTCTACACATTCTGATTATTGTTTTTCTTATTTTATTACCAGATTCAATGTGTTCATTTAGTAAGTCGTTAGAACCAGTATAGTCTTTCCAATCCGATTCAACAAGCATTCTTTTTTTCTTTTTATTCTTCTGATATACTTTTGTTTTCTTTAGTGATTTCTTACCAATATAATACATATTATTATCTAGATTTTCAATTAGATAAACAAAACCAACATATCCTTTTATATCATCTTCAGTAATATCTTTATTATTATATAACCACATAATACCATCCTTTCATCAATGGTATTATTTATTCCTCTTCTTCTGCCTCTATTTCAGCAACATAATCTTGATAAGCATCAGAAAATTCTTCATTATTATCTAAAAGATATTCTAAAATTTCATTATCAACCTCAAATAAATGTGAAATGAATTGTTGATAAATGTCATATCTCTCTTTAGAATCTGATATATTATCCTCCATTATTAAAAATAATTCTCTTAAAAGTTCTTTCATAAATTATTCCTTATTTTCTAGATTATTATCTCCGTAAAAATATTCATCATTTGTGCTTATATTTCTACTATTTTCTACAGAATATATAGATAAATCTATTTCATAACCTGGATTTTTCTTTATTCTTTTAAAAATAAAAGACTCATCATACCAAATTATTCTATTATTTGGATAAGCATAATAATTACCAGTTTCTACTTTAAATAAATGTGCACATTTGTGTTCTGGTGATTCAGAAAAATTAAAATCTGTTATTGATTTATTTTCCCAAGACCAATCTAAAGTAAACATATATATTCCATTTACCCTTTTTCCATCAGGTCTTATAAGTTCAGCTTTTAAATTATCAAGTCTAGATCTTTTTTGAACATCTATATAAGGTGAAAATGAATTCCAGTACATAATTTGATTTAAAGGTTCTATTTCTGAATCTGGATTCCAACAAAAAGCATGTAAAGGTCTTCTTGTCCAATTTACACCATTTTCTAATAATGCTTCAAATAAAGGAACTCTTTTTTCAATTGATGATACTGTATGAACATCACACTTAGTCACTTCTTTATGTCCTTTTTTATGATTATAAAGAAACTCATTTCTTATATAACAAGGCCAATCTGGCAATGGATGATTTAAATAAGACACATATTTCTCCTAAAAAAAAGGGGCAGATTTCTCTGCCCCTATTTAGTTCTAGATTTCACAGTTATCTGCAGTACAAGCTAATGTCTGTGCTCCTTCCACATTATCTTGATTCTCTTCAAATGAAGTCCAATCAAAACTTTCTGGCATAATTTCTAATAATTCATTATACTTTTCCTCTGATACTGTTTCATATGGTGCTTGTCGATATGTTCCACCATCGTGAGGTAAAAATGATACACCAGACATCTCATCAAAATGTTCCCAGACCCAAGCACCAACTGTTGGCCATTCATCTTCTTTTACTGAAATAGTAACAGAAGGTTTATGTTCACACCAATGTCTTTGATACATCAACCAAAGTTCTAGATGGTCAATTGCAGAAATATCACCTCTTGATAATGCACTTTCTGGTGCTTTCTTTGGAAATGTAAACACTGTAGTTGCATATGGTTTAGTTACATCTGGTTCATTTGGAACGCCTGCATCAATAAGAAATTGTGTCAACGGGTCTTTATTATCATTACGAACACGACGATAATAATATGGATCGTGTCTTGCGTGAATACCAGAAGCAGAATCTGTTAACTGAGAAACTGTGCCTGATGGTTTGACGCATGTAACAGAAGCAGACTGTGGAATACCTAACATTTCAGCAAATTCTTTATTAGTATCAACAGCAACTTGACGCAACATCTCTAATCGTCCTGGTAATGATGGATCTTTGTAATCATTCAATAAAGGACAATCATAGATACCAGTAATAGAAACACCAAGCAATCTTTCTTCCTCAGTATTCTTTTTCCAAATCTTTCTTAGATATGGAAAGTTAGTAAAAGTGGATTGAATAGTTCCAAGAACCGCTGCAAGTTTTACTTTTTCAATTAAATCATTTTCTGTATCATCTGCACGAGCAATAACCTCTGTAAGATTACAGAATTGATATGGTCGTAGAATAATTTCGGAACATGGATTCGTTCCGAAATCATGATCAGGGTCACGTCTACCATTTTTCTTACAAACATTTTTAGATGCTTCACGTGAGAAGATTCCACGTTCACCTGATTTAGATTCATATAATGATAACCATTCTTGCATAAACTGATGAACATCTGGTTTCTCAGTATATACAGCAGAATTATTTGAAAGTGCTCGTTGAACATTTTGTTCCCACCAAGCACCTGATTTAGCATTCCTCATACGATCATCAGATAGATTTGAAAGTGAAATCATAGCAGAACGACGAACACCACCAACAACTACTACTTCGCCAATTTTACACATAATATCGTGACATTCAATAGATGTTAGTTTTCTACCTTTTGCACTTTTGAAAACATTTACAACAAAATGAAACAATTCATCTAATGGTGCTGGTCCAGAAGAGCGACCACCAAATGTTTTTAGAACTGTTCCTGCAGGACGAAGTTTTGATAGATCCCATTTTGGCAATTCACCAGAATAAAGTAGAGCAATAAGCATACGTAGTGCTTTACCCCAACCTTCTTTTGAATCACGTACAGTGATAGTTGTATCTGTATCATAAATCTCTTCAGGAATTTCTGGTAGTTTATTTACATATTGCCTTTCAACAGAGAATCCTACACCTGTACCATTCATAAGGATTACCATTGCTTCATCAAAAGCTTTTGCGTCATCAATTGGTAGATAAGAACAATTGTATCCTGCAGTGTTATCTCTATCAAGTGCAAGACCTGCAGTCATCATTGCTCTCATTGAGGGCATTACTTTCATATCAGCAATAGCATTTTTAATATTATTTCTAACTTCTGTTGTCAAAACATTATTACTGATTTTACTAGCAACAAAACTCACAAATCGATCAACAGTTTCATCCCAATGTTCTCTTCTTTTTAGTTCAGGTAGATATCTTGCATAACGTGATTTGTGAATATATTGTTGATAAAGGTCCATAAACCGCTCCTACTTCTTTACATCTAATTTATCTAGTGCTTCTTTAAATTCTTTTAGTAGTTTTTCTACTCTTATTTTTGATTCTTGTGCTTCCTCCAACTTTTTCTTTTGTATTTCTATATCTAATTTTGCTTGCTCTAGATCAGTTTTGTATTGCTCGTATCGTTCTATCAGCACACCTCTAGCTGTTTTCATTTATATCTCCAGAGTTTCTAAAAATGGATATACTTTAACAAGAACATCCCAACACTGTTGAGCAACTACACGATGCTCTTTCTGTGTTTCTGGACCCATACGAAGTTGACAATAGTGAATCCAATCACGAACAGTACCATTCATATACATACGAGACATAGTAAGACCTTCTGGTAAAACAGCACGAGCTTGTTCTTTCGCAATACCATTTTCTATTGCCCATTTATAAGCAAGTTTTGTTTCATGAATAAGTTGATCTTGTTTTATTTTCCAGGATTTAGTCATTTCATTGTCTTCATCAACCTCAATAGAATTTTGTCTATTTTTAGCATCCTGAAGACGAAATTCTCTTGTTTCAAACCCAAGTTCATTTGGGTCAGCGTATCGTTGAGAAAATTCCTGAAAATGAAATGACCTATGACGAAGAATCTGTCTAGCAATATCACGAGTTGTATTTATCTCAAGAACAACATTACACATCTCAAAAACAGACCAATGTTTATTTCTAACACAATAATTTAAAAGTTTTTCTGCTGTTTCTGAATTATTTTGATTAGATGGATTTGACACTCGTGCACAGTATGCCATAATATCTTGTGATGTTATACCAGCAATCTCTTTTGATTGTGTATATGCAATCAATTTTACTTCACTCATTATACTTTTTTACACCTCATATATTCTGGTTTTAATTTTACACCAAGTAATTTGATTTCTTTTTTATCTTTTACATAATTAATAACTCTTGTGCAAGCTTTATAAGATTTAAAATTTTTAATAGACAAATATCCATTAATATTTGTACCACCAATTACTACTATTAAAACAAATGTTTTCATAATTTGCTCCATTTAACTAGTGTTAATTTTGCTTTTAAACCACTAAAAGTATTATTAGTGATTATGTTTCTTATTTCTTCTGATGACATTCCAGACATCACCATATCATTCACGTCCTTGTACTTTATACTTTCTGGCCATATACAAACATTGTAACCCAATTCAATTGCCTTGTCAATCTTTTTTATTGTTTCTATTGAGCGAGGTTCATTGTCATACACTACTGTTAACTTTTCTTTACAATAACCATCTAGAACAGATACAATATCTCCACCTGCAGTTGCTATTGAATTTTCAATAAACATACTATCAATAGGACCTTCAAACACAAAAACTTTTTCACCGAACTTAACTGTATCTAAACCATAAATCTTTGGTACTGTTTCATCTAAAATGATGGTTATATACTTAGGCAGAGAACTTTTCATACTTCTTCCTTGAAGAGCATGAACTTTCTTGTTTGAATCTATAAATGGTATTAATAATCTGGTTTCATCATTTTTTATACAAGCAAATTTGTGTGGTATTATTTCATTTATAAATCCTTTAAAATTTGGACATTCAAAAAGTTTAAAGTGTTGATTGTTTGGAATCTTTCTAGACACTACATACTTTTTGATTGGATGTGTTATTGGTAATGAACTTATCTTTTTTAGTTTTTTCAGTGGTTCAAAATCTAAAAACTTTGGTGCTTTCATTTTTTGAGTAAAAGAGGTTATGTTTTCATTAGTTTGATATTTTTTATTTTGAAACTTTTCAAACAAATATTCTTTATACACTGTTTCATCAATCTCTTTTAAAAACTTAGCAAATGGCATAGAGACTGAACAATTATGACAGTGAAATATATAATATTCACCTTTCTCATAAACATAACCCCTTGCCTTTCTTTTGTTTCGTTTAGAATCTCCACAAATAGGACAAGAAAAGTTGTAGACAGTTTTATCTGTCTTTTTAAAATTTCTCAATTGTGGGGATATCAGTTCTACATATTTAGATTCAATAAACATATCAACCTACAAAAGTTTTAATAACTTCATTCACATAATGTTTTCGTTGTTTTATAAAAATCTGTGGATTTTCGTGGTCTACTGCCATTAATATTACAATCTGTGGTATTTTTATTTTATAATGATATTCAAACATCATAGAATAAATTGTTGATTGTAAAAAATAGTTTTGTATCCATTTTTCTTTTTTAATTTTACGAGAAGTTTTATAATCTATAATTGATGGAACACCATCATATTCAGCAACTAAATCTGTTCTTCCAGCTGCTCCTAAAACTTTAGAATATAAAGCCAACTCTGTACCATATACATTATCAACATATTTGTCAAGCATAGGTTTTATTTGATTAAAAGAATCTATGTTGACAGGCATTTCTTTTTTCTTATAATCTTCTTCATTCAAAACATATCGTTCAGCAATATTATGAAATGCTGTTCCACGAATAGATGCCTGTGTTGTTATTTTTTGTGCTTGTTCTTCACCAACTCTTTTCTTCCATTCAAACAAAGCAGTCTTGTCAGATTTCTCCGACAAGACTGTTGTGACTGACTTTAGCTTATCCCCATCGGGTAAAACATAGTGTCTTTTATTATCTATGTTCTCAGTTGTCAGTTCAATTGGTGTAACAAGCTTATGATTAAATAGCTTGCGTTGCAATTTTAAGTCTGTCCTTTTGTATAATATAATCTTTCACAAGACTAGATCTAACAATATCATTCTCATCAAAATCAATAAATTCAAACGATTTCATTTTTTGAATAATACGTAGAAAATCTAGTAATCCACCTCTATCAGCTTTCTTTATGAAATCTGATTGTCTAAAATCACCACAAAACATAATTCTACAATTTTTACCAATTCTAGTAATTACAGAATCAAGTTCGTGTAAAGTACAGTTTGCAATTTCATCGACTATAATAATAGCATTATTAAATGTGACACCTCTAATAAATGAAGTTGTCATAAATTCAACTTGATTTTTATTTTTCATATAGTCGTATGCATCAGACCTTCCAAACAATTCTGTGAAAATGGCATAGTAGGGGGATTCATATGCCTTTGCTTTTTCTTTAGTATTGCCTGGAAGGAACCCCATGTCTCTTGTTGGAACAACACTTCTTATAATAACAATTTTATCATAATTAGAGTTGTTGTTTAATAGTTCATCAAGTCCAAGATACAAAGATATAAAACTTTTACCAGTTCCAGCTATACCGTGTAACATAAGATTTTTACCGTCATCATAAGCATCAAATGCTACTTGCTGGTTTTCAGTTAATGGATTTATTGTCCTTATGTTGAATGATGGTTTCTTTAATTCTTTTCTTAGTACTCTTTTTTCTCTTCTTGATGACATGTATTACCTTCTTCTAGAAAGTGTTGATGGTTGAACGTGAAATCCCCCTAGAATGTTTACTCTTCATGTCCTTTAATAAATCCCTAAATCCTGCATCTGGTTTCTTTCCTGATACACCAGACACAATACTAGGAGCACTGACTAATTGAACTATGTGAGGATTTTCTTTTAAAAATGAATCTAACTCAGAGATAGACATAAAATCAGTAAACTCTTCATTTGTTAAATTATTTTTAAAACTGTATGTTGGCATCAGTAATCATCCTCATAAGACATAAGCTCTTGTATATTTTTAGTCTTCAGTGCAGTTTTTATTTTCCTTTGTTTTCTCCTTTTTTTCTTTTCTTCTCTCAATAGAATATCATCATTATATTCATCATATTCATAATCAAAATCTTTAAATCTATTTTTAACTCTACCCATTTTGAATCATTCCTGGAAATGCCTCTTTAACGTGTTGAATAGTAATGCCCTTAAATGGCAGCTTCTTTTCTTTCACAGCACACAGTAGAGTCGCATCTTTTGGATCTACTTGCTCTAAAAGCTCGATAAACATTTGTTCTCTTTTTGCAGTAGGTAAATCGTGAAATCCTTCTACAAAGTAAAGTATTTTTCTTGCTTCGTTTATGAGAATACCTTCTTGGTCTACTAATTCAGTAGGTGTATACGGCGGATCGCCTTCTGGAAGTAACCATTTTACTGATTCATCAAACACAC